ACACAAAGAAGCCCAAACTATGGAAGAAATACTAAAAAAACAAGTGATCCCAACTGGGACGGGATTAAACAGGCCAGAGTTGAAACATTTTGATGACACAATAATGGATGTTGAGATCCCTTTCTTTCACATAACGAAGTGTGACGGTTTCATGAGAATAGATCTAGATTTAAATAGTGGTGTTGATTACTCAACGGTGGGATCATCATTGAATGCCGTTATTGAGGTGCCAGATAAATCACTGCCTAATTTAATACATGATGTTGTGTTTTCTCATTTGGCTGACACTACTGATACTCAATTTTCTGAAAAATTTGGAGTGAGATCTGATACGTATGATCACTTATCACCAGATATAATAATCAAGACTGCTGCTGGCTCTTATTATGTAGTAGAATTCACTACAAACAGAGGTGGTGAAAGAGCAGCAATGCAATCTTGCAGAGACAAATTTTCCAAATACCACATTCCATGTGAGAATAGAGCAGTGGATTGCAGAGTGAGCTTGTTTGTGATATCAGTGCATTCTAGAGGAGTGTGGACTAATCTGGACATCTCTGATGATGATTGCAATGAGATGGTGTTCAGATTCAGATTAGCTGTTTCGATAATGGAGGAAGCAAAAAAGTATTATCCTGAACTAAGTGGAGATGAGACTGAATTGACCAAACATGAGAGAGAAATTCTCGGTGTTATTTCCTCAATTCAAATGGATTGGGAGAAAACCACTAGTGTGTTCCCATACTTCAAAGAAGAGGTATTCCAGAAGTTCTTGACTACCCCAGCTAATGAAGAGTATCTGTCTTCCATAATCTCTGAGGAAATCAAAAGTTGTCAAGATGATATGATTCATTCAGCATTCATAGGCACCGCCTCAGGAATAGAAGAAAAGCTTGAACTGAATTTGGATGAATGTGTGCTGGCTATCAATGATTATGCTTCTAAACGTCCTGAGAAGGTTCGCGGAACTCTTGAGAGCAAATCAACTGTCCAAATTCCTCCTTGGCTGATCACAGAATACGATGAAGGTAAGTCAGTATCTTGCCTCTCAGATGTAGAAATTCTGGGAGAACACCCAATGTCCAAAATTTGGAGAGCAGTGACTGTTTCTGCTTCTATTGGGGACATTGACAGGGCAGACGATGATCCTGAACAAGAATATGTGAGAGCCTTAGAGGGTAGCATAGAAAAGAGTGATGAGCGAAGCAGATACCATAGGGTTAAGTTACATTTAGATAATGAAGAGATTATTTACAGTGCATGCCTTGGTGTGGAGGGCAAATCGCACAAAAACAATTCTCAAGTGGAAGAAGCAAGGGAGAGAAGCAAGTTAGGATTTTCATTAGATCATGATATCTCTAATCTGGAAGACTTTATATCTAAGCATGACTTACCCATGTTTGAGGAATCTGAAGACTATTTCAATCCATTCAGTATAGATCTTGAGTTAAGAGAGTCTGCTCAGAAGATTCATCAACCTGATCTAGTTCAAGACTGTGGAGGAAATGAATTTCTAGAAAATCATAGAAAGTTTCTCAGCTCCAAGCTGGGATCTTGGTGCCAGATGGTCTCACTAATAGGAGCAGAGCTGTCTGCCTCAGTGAAACAACACGTGGGTCCTGGTCAATTTGTCATTAAGAGATTGCTTAACTCTCCTTTATTTATGCTTATAAAGCCAACTTCATCAGTTAGCCACATTTTTGTTTCTTTTGGTGTCTTGAAGAGCTATCACATGGGCAATCTATGGGATGATGGGGTCTTCAAGCATTACATTGATGCCGGAGACATGCTAATCACAGATTTTGTTTCTTACAAGTTGAGTAAGTTAACCAATTTGTGCAAGTGCTTCCCATTAATGGAAAGTGCGCTTTGCTTCTGGACAGAGGTTTTTGGATTTGAACCATGGAATGCTGTTGATGTCTTATCCAAAGATAGGAGTGGAAGTTCTAAGGAAGCAGCCACCATGGTGAAGCTAACATTGTTAACACTCATGGAAGACAAGGCAACCACAGAGGAAATACAAACGCTCCAGAGATATGTTGTGATGGAAGGATTTGTTTCATCACCTGAATTACCCAAACCTCATAAGATGTTATCTAAGCTACCATCTGTACTTAGGTCTGAACTTCAAGTTTATCTATTGAACAGGTGTTTAAGAACTATGGAAACCATAGCTAGGAATCCATTTAGGCTACAGAAGAAATCAGGCCAGATCTCTTGGTCTGGATTATTCAACCCATTAACAGGGAATTCATTAAGAGATTTGCAGCCACTGATTAGCGTATGTTATAATGGTTATTTCAAGAACAAAGAAGAAGAAACAGAACCATCAGCCCTATCAAGGTTATACAAAAAGATAATCGAGCTAGAGCACCTTTGCCCGGATGATGACACTTATTTGGGTGAAGGTGACCCTATTAACCCTAAGACTCATGAGTTCAGTAGATCATTTCTGAAGAAATGTACTGATCATGGAAAAACTGTGCTGAGGAAGGTTTATGGTCATAACTTTATGCAGCAAATCGACACTCAAATTGTGAGGGAAATTAGCTCTATAACTTTAGAGAGGCTGGCCACATTAAAAGCTAGTAGCAATTTTGACGAGTCATGGTATAATTATTCAAATAGACCAGATAGGGATTATCATAGGGAGAAAGCAATTGTTAAGATGTCCAAATTTGCAGCAAATGGTAAGACACTAGCAATAGAAGTGTTTGATGAGAGTATGAAACTTATTGAAAATCGTGGAAACATGCATATTTGCCTATTCAAGAAACAACAACATGGTGGGGATAGGGAGATATATGTGCTTGGTCCGGAAGAGAGAATTGTTCAATCAGTAGTCGAAGCAATTTCACGATCAGTAGGAAGATTTTTTGCATCAGACACCTTGTGTAACCCTAGTAACAAGATGAAGATTCCAGAATCCCATGGAATCAGAGCCAGAAAGCACTGCAAGGGTCCAGTCTGGACATGTTCAACTTCTGATGATGCCAAGAAATGGAACCAAGGACACTTTGTCACAAAATTCGCATTAATGCTGTGTGAATTCACTCTTCCCAAGTGGTGGCCTATAATAATTAGAGGGTGCTCCATGTTCACGAACAAATACATGATGATGAACTTAAGATATATAGAGATCTTGAGTGGACACCAGGAATTAAATGTTCAAGATGAATTTTCTAGTTTAATCTTTAAGGCTTACCATGGGGAGTGTGTCGTGCCATGGATGGACAGTGGTTGTACCTATCTGAAAACTAAGACAGGAATGATGCAGGGCATATTGCACTACACTTCATCACTTCTGCACACTCTCCACCAGGAATTCATAAGATCACTGACATTTAAGGTCTTCAACAGTAAAGTGCAGCCAGAGATGTCTCAATCTATCGTGGTGGACATGATGCAAGGATCAGATGATAGTAGCATGATGATCAGTTTCCCTTGTTCTGATGAGACTCTCATGATGAAATGCAAAATTGCTGCTGCCATCTGCTTCAGGATGAAAAAGAGATTAGGAGTTTTCTTAGGCATATATCCGTCTGAAAAATCAACATCCAATACAGACTTCGTGATGGAGTACAATTCAGAGTTCTTCTTTCATTCTCAACACGTGAGGCCAACTGTGAGGTGGGTGGCCGCATGCTGCAATCTCCCAGAGGTGGAGACTTTAGTTGCCAGGCAAGAAGAAGCTTCTAATTTAATGACTTCTATATCTGAAGGAGGAGGATCATTTTCATTATCAGCATGTATACAGCAGGCCCAGTGTACGCTACACTACATGCTGATGGGAATGGGGATCAGTTCTCTATTTGCCCAGTTCAAAAAGGCAATCATCAAGTGGAAGGACCCAGGCCTTGGCTTCTTTCTGTTGGATAACCCTTACTGCGCTGGGCTGGGTGGGTTTAGATTTAATCTTTACAAAGCCATAACAACCACTTCTCTAAAAGGGCTGTATTCTTACTTCATGAAGAAAGTCAAACAAGGTAGCCCCAGTCATGAGGGAGCTTTACCTGAGAGTTGCTCAGTGAGCCCTGGAGGTGCTATTGTACTCAGTTCAGCTCTTAGATGGGGGTCAAAACAGAAGTTCTTTAAATTGAGAGATAAGTTGAATATACCTGAAGACTGGATTGATCAGATTAATGAGAATCCTTCTGTGTTGTATAGGGCACCCAAGACCGGAGAAGAAGTCATACTGAGAATAGCAGAAAAAGTGCACAGTCCTGGGGTGGTGTCATCTTTATCAACTGGCAATGCTGTTGCTAAAGTAATATCATCATCAGTCTACTTCTTGAGTGCTGCTATATTTCAAGACTCAGGAAAGCAAGAGTATTCTATACTTGACCAATCAAAATATAGCTTGTTGCAAAAACTGCATAAATTTGAGGGCATCAATCTCAGAAATGCCATAAGTGACGAAGACTTGCTGTTCTTATTTCCTAACATAGAAGACCTACAGTCTTTGGACAGTTTGGTATACAACAGGGGAGCTATTGAAATAGTGAGAAGGAAACACAACAGAGAAAACACTCAGACGAGAGTCACCGTATTTGAAGGAAATAGAAATCTAAGAACACCTGCAGAATACCTGATCTCTGACAAATGGTTTGGTACCCAGAAAAGCAAAATAGGAAGAACAGCTTTCGATCAGGAATGGGACAAAGTGACATCAATAATTCCTTGGTTGTCAGAAAGTCCTAATGAGACTCTAGATAAGTCACCATTAAACAACCACATACAGATCAGAAATTTCTTCTCTAGAATGGATCAGAAACCAAGGGTTGTCAGAGTGACAGGTGCCCCAGTCAAAAAAAGATCTGGGGTTAGTAAATTATCTATGGTTATTAGAGATAATTTCACTAAGCTTGGGTATGTGAAGGACATTGAAGACATCACAGGAGCTAGCAGGACAGCAGCAGCAGAAATGTTGAAGCACTTCCTATTTTGTGCCTTGCAGGGGCCATATACTCAAGAAAAAAAGCTACAGTTAGCCCTAAAAATCATTGAGAGCTCCAATCCTATAGGCATAAAAGACAGTGACGGGAAGTCAAGATCTAATGTTCTAGCCATCTTGCAAAATTATGTGTTTGGCGATAGACAGATTGCTAGACAAATTGAAGAAGCTGGAGCTGGCACTATAGGGGGCTTCACAGTTCCTCAGCAGCCTAAGAAAATAGAAGACACCGTTTATTATTATGGACCTGGTGTTTGGAGAGGGGTCATGGATGGAAAGCAGGTGCAAATAGAATTGGACAACTCCATTGGTAACCCACCCTGCATAACATCTGTGACAATGGAGGAGTCAGCAGAGCCATGGCAGATCTGTAGAAGTATTAGACTCTGGGCTGAAGATATGGGGGCAAAGAACAACATAGACATGTCGAAGAAAGTTGTCAAGAATTGCAAGTATTGGATGTTTGACTTCAAGACATATAGTGCAGATAAGGCCTACGGGGTGCCAGTATACATGTCCAGCAAGAAGATGGTGGATTTCAGATTAGTAAGGGACTCAGACATAGATATTAAGGTGAGGAAGTCCACAATCAATTTGTTTATAAAGAATGATGGAAGAGATGTACATATTCTGTCTTACACAGCAAGTGATTCTGATCTTAGTCCAGCCAGTTTGAAAAGCACCAGTCAGGTAAAGGATGAAATGATGGCATTGTTTTCTAGAGAGCCTAGCAAATCATGGGCTTCTTGTGCCCCAATACCCTACTTCATCGTCCACAAAATCCTTCAGGTGACCACAGGTGAGCTAACAATAGAGTACTTAGAAAGGGAAAGACTGTCTGAAATTATCAAGTTGTGCTGTGAATCATCATTAAGGTCAAGAGTTGGAACAATTTTCTCCCCATTGCCTTCGGTGAGGGAGGGTAGAACTCAAGTGGATGTTGAAGACCTGATTGACATTGTCTTGACGGATCTTAAGAGTAATAATTTTGGTGAAATTGTGAAGTCCTTAGAAAACGATCTAAAAGAAGAGTACGACTTTGAGGATTTTGACTACTCAGATATTGATTTGTTTGGACCTGCACATTATAAAGAGTTGTCAGACTTAACCACCATTAGCCACCCATTAATGGATGACTTTGTTGAATTCTGCATCATGTCAATAGGAAGGAGGGAAATAAGGCGACTATTGGAGCACGGAAGGTGCAAAACCAAAGATCTGAAGCTTGCTGAAGATTTGTTTATCTCTCTCAGACGTGACATAAGAACCATCAGTGTTGATGATTACTCTCAAAGAGAGGAAGAATTTGTGGAAGATGACATGATTGGTTAAAGCCTTAATCCTAATTTAAGTGAGACACAAAGAATTAAACCATATTGGACACTCAACTTAATGTGTAAACCCGAGTTAGACATTAATGTAAAGTGTTCAGATAAGGGCGGTCTTTGTGT